GAACGAGGCGGCGCGTCGTCAAACGTGCCAAGAATCAGATGCCGCGTTTGGTCGTGCAGCTTGCACCAGTGCGGCAGCTGGGTCTTCTGCATCGTGATGCCAAACCAGCCGGGCTTGCTCAAGTGGTCGCGAGTCAGGTTGACGAGGTCAGCAAGCCTCAACCCGGTCTCCCAGGCTGCAAGCACAAGGCCAGCAAAATAATCTCCGCTCCTGACGCCAATCTTTGGCAGTCGTCCGGTTTTGTACCGAAGACGCAAAACAATTTGCTTCACGTCTTCGGCCGACCAAACGTCACGCGGCGTTGGTGACGTTTTGATTTTTCGGATTCTCTTCGGCGCGGTGATTTCATGCTGGTCGGCGATTGCTCGCCAGAGCACCAGCAGACTTCTTCGCTTGGACGTGACGGTGTGCGGTCTTCGGTTCCGGCCATAGTCAATCAAAAATTGATTCACCGCGTCATCGGTCAGTTCTTCAATTGATGCTTTGTGGCCAATCCACAAATCAAAACAATTGATGGCGATACGGTACTGTTCGACGGACGATTCCGTTAGTTCGCGCTGGAGCGAGTAGGAAACCAAAAACTGAGACAAAAGCATTGGTAAGCCTCCACTAAAACAGGGTAGGCATCCGTGAGGCGGGACAGCAATCTTCTCCGTCTGCTGGCGGGTTAAAACCCTTTCCTTTCGGTCCATCTGTGCGGGTCGTATCGAAGATAGGAATTAACCTACGCTAGATTCAGGTTCTAGTGACCGCAAGGTCGTGTAGGTTCGACTCCTATTATCCGCACTCACCCCACCCTAGTTGGTGGGTTTTCTTTCGTCAATAGACTAGGAAACCACCTATGACCGTCAGAAACGGGCGATTGGACCGAAGGACCACAAAACCGTCTAAAATCAGCGATTTGCACAAAAGGGTAGTGCAAAACATTCGCGAAATTCGCCTCGAAATGGGGTTTACTGCCACCAAAATGGCTGAATTGATGAAGATGGCTCAGCCAACTTACACGGCTATTGAGACAGCCAGGTGCGACATTCAGCTAAAAACGCTCGAAAAAATCGCCAAACTGCTTCAGCAGCCTGTGGCGGTCCTGTTTACCCGCGAGCCTCGCTGGAACGGCTGATAAGCTCAGCTTTTTTCCCGAGCTTGGCAATGTCGCGGGCCCGCGGAATTTGAATCAATTCAGCAACGGTAACTTCTAGAGCGGCCGCCAGTTTTTCCAGTGTCATCAGCGTTACAGCGGCTTTTCCGTGCTCAATGTCGCTGACCTGTGGCTGCGCCCAGCGGCTGCCAGTTTGGTCGCTCATCCTTGTGGCCAATTCTTGCTGCGTCATGCCGGCCAAAATCCGCTTGAGCCTGACATTTTTCGCGACACGAACAATTACATCCATAACGTAAGTCCTTGATTCCTTTAGACTTGCGAATCATAGGAACAAAGCTATTGATTTGAAAGGCCTGTCGCACTAGACTTTTCCCGCCGGTGTGACAGCCAGCATTAATTCAATCTTTTTTCGCGGCTTAGCCGCGTTTCAGCCCGCCCGAGTCTGCCTGTCACCAGCTCGGAGCGGGCTTTTTCATGCACGGAGGTTTTCATGGCGCGGAAATCGCCCGCTTTTAGCTTTTACCCCGACTCGTTCCTGGGTGGAACGCTGACGATGAGCACGGCCGAGGTCGGAATTTACATCCGTTTGCTGGCTGCTTCTTGGCTTCACGGTCAGCTTTCATTTAGCTTTTGTTTAGCTTTCAATTCAGCTATTGATTCAGCTTTAGTCGAACGAGTTTTGAAACTAAAATTCAAGGAAGTTGAGCCCGGCCAGTGGATTAACGAGCGGCTGGAGGAAGAGCGAAAAAAGCAGCGAATTCGCAGTGAAAACGGAAAAAAGGGCGGAAGAGGAAAAGCTAACGGCAAAGCTAAACAAAAGCTAAACACAAAGCTAAAACGTAAGCAAAACGAAAGCCCAGTCTCAGACTCAGACTCAATAGAAAAAGAAGATAAAGAAAAACCGCCTGCTTCCTCGGATTCACCACCGAGCGGCGATGCAGTCGCAGAAGAGCCCGGTTGGAAGCCCTGCGACGTGGTCGATTGTTGGCGGCACTACACGGGTCAGCGGCCAAGACTGACGAAGAAGCGGCGGGACATGATTACCACCCGCCTGAGAGACCCTTGGTGGCAAAAGCATTTTGCCGAGGGATGCCAAGCTGTTTCCGAGATCGATTTCTGCCTCGGCGACAACGACCGAGGGTGGCGAGCAAACATAGACTGGTTCATTCGGCCTGACTCGCTGGCTAGGGTTTTGGAGGGCAACTACGGGCGCTATAAACCCAAAGCCGACCCGTACCAAGGATGGACCCAGATTACACCTGCGGAGTCGGCATAGGCTTTTACCTACTCCTGGGATTCGATTAAACGGCGTCTGTGAAGTGATTGGTGGGTAGTTTGGCTGATGAGGCCAAGAAAGCACGAAACTCGTTAGGAGGCAAATATGAACGTTACACGGCGAATTTCAAAACGCAGCGAAAAACAGCAAACCGTAGATTCAGAGCTTGCGGTTTTGTCGGCCGCGCTGCTCGACCCGTCGCTGCTGGACAAGGCTTACTCGGTGCGACTGCTCAAGGAGGATTTCCAGACTCCTGAATTTGGCGTGTTGTACGAGCGGCTTATTCTGCTGCGAATGGCTGGCGAAGAGTGGCAAGAGTCAAACACTGCCAGAGCGATTCAGGAGTCAGGCATTTCCAAGGCGACTTTGGTAACCATGCTGGAGATGGCAGATGTTTACCGGCTGGATTTTCGCCTGCATGTCCGGCGGGTGATTGATGCGAGTCGTTTGCTCAAGATTGCCAATGTGGTAGAGCAGGCGGCGCAGATGGTGCAGAACAGGGAGCCGGTTAAAGACACGGTTGATTGGATTGAGGCTGAGTTGCAGCAAATCAAGGCTAACCGAGAGCTAAAAATCTACGACTGCTTGGCGCTCGGCGAAATGAGCATTGCGGCCAAGCAGATTGAGCACAAGGTCGAGGCGTTTACCGGCCTTTCGCCGCTGGACGACCTGATTGGCGGCTTCCATGCCGGAGATTTAACCGTCCTGGCGGCAAGGGCATCGGTCGGGAAAACCGCATTCGCGCTCCAGCTTGCCGAGCATAACGCGAACCGCGGCCGTCCAGTGCTGTTTGTTTCGCTGGAAATGGACGGCGTGGACATTTTCGACCGTTTAGTGGCCAACGACACAAGCATCAGTATCAGCAGGCTTCGCAGTGGACGTAAGTCTTTATCTGACCGTGACTTAGAGCAGATTTCCAGTTCGGTTTCCAGTTTTCACGACCTGCCTTTGTCGATTTTTGCGCCAAGTAAGGCAACTGTGTCCGACATTCGGACCGCCGCGCGTATTACGCAGGCCCGGCACGGGCTTGGATTGGTCGTGATTGATTACCTGACCTTTATCAAGCACCCCAACGGCCGCATGGACCGCCGCGAACAAGTGAGCGAGATCTGCAAAGACCTAAAGCGGATGGCTAAAGACCTGAAAGTGCCGGTCATCGTGCTGAGCCAGTTAAACCGGCAAGCCGAGGGCGAGGTTCCCACGCTGGCGATGCTGCGGGAATCCGGCTCGGTCGAAGAGGATGCTGACCACGTCATCTTCGTCCACCGCGAAAGCCGGATTGCCACGGATGGCAAGATAATCTGCGCGAAGAACCGGCACGGCCAGTGCGGCGTCATCGACGTGGACTGGGACGGCTCGCGGATGCGGTACGCCGTTTCCACGGAGCAAGGACGCGCGGCGCCAAAGACGAAGCAGTGGCGTCCAGTGGGAAGAGGAAAGCCGGAAGGTGAACCGTGGACCGGCTAAGCGACAAAGAAATCATCGAGCTATGGGAAGAGAGGGCGGCCATTATTGAGTACGACGGCGGCCGCCCTCGAAAGGAAGCCGAACGACGCGCCTGCGCGCAGGTAAAGCGGCTGCACCGGCCCAATGAAAAAATGCCTCCAATCACGTTTCAGTGGAGGGAAGGAGAGCGCAAGTCCTAGAAACATTTGGAGTTGCGTCATAGGAAGCTGCCTTTAGCTTGTTTTTGCATTTGGCCATTATTGGGGGCGTCTCTGGGGCCAGTGCAAAACTGGCTAAGGGAACAACCCGATGACTCAATCCGCTGCGGCGGCAGAATCGATCACCGATTCTCCAAGACTGTCTCGTGAAAACGTAGTTGCTATTTGGCAAAAGCTTGAGGCAGCAGTCTCGAACTGGGAGGAAAGCAAGACTCCAGTGCTGGTCGAGTGGGAAGGGGGGCTTTCCCGTTCGTTCGAGATGCTGGAGCCGGCGGTAGTCGATTTAATGGAGTCGCTCCAAGACGACACCGTGATCGACAAGTCAGCCTGGGCGCTGGTTCTTGCGATTGACGTGTTTATCGCTGCGACCGTCGAGTGGGCAGAGTCGGTCAAAATTAACCCGCGCGGCAGCAACCCCAGCGGCAGCAAGGCTGTCTGGGACGCTTTTCGCGAAGTCCGGCCGGCGATGGAAGACAAGCTTCCCGAGCGCTTGGAGTCTGTAGCCAGCCTACTCAGCCTGCGAAACATGACGCCGCAGCATGTGGCTGTGATTTACGACTGGTATGACGCTTCAGGCAACCCTGACGTGGACCGAGTCGAAGAGGAGAGGATGGCCCCAGGCAAGCATTCCTCCGGCCAGCGCAACCCAGCAAAAGTCAAGAAAGAGAAGCAAATTGAGGAGCGATGGCGACAGCGCTGCGAGCAGTTTGGCGGTTATGACCCGAGCGTGTTTGACGGCGACGATTCGACCGAGCGGCCTGAGAACGACCAGCCGCCGGCGCCCGAGTCGTTTGAGGAGCTTCTTTCCTATGAGGGGATGACTCTCGACCAGGTTGCGCGAATGAAGCAGGTGTCGATTGAAGAGGTGAGGGAGCACGCCCGCGAAATTGCGGTTATGAATGCAGACGTTGCAAGAATGATGGGTGCAGAGCTTGCCTCGGAGAAACTGACAATCGACCCAGCCAAGCTCGCCCGGCGAGTGCAGATTCAAGCGGCGACGATGGAGACTTATCCCGAGCTTGAGACAAACGAGCGGGTGTGGTCCATGTCTGATGACGGCTGGGGCGTTGGCCGAATCGCGGCTGGGCTCCGCGCTCACGGCGTTGGCGTGAGTTACGAGGACGTGCTGCGGTATCTTTCGCAAAAGCCTGAGGTGGTCGTTGAGCCAAGAAAACAAGATTCCGAAGCCGAAGCAGAAGGCGGACAAGCGGAAGCCCCGCCACAACTCAAGGCAGGTCAAACAAGAGGTCGGCCGCCGCGAAAGGCAGCTGCAAGCACTTGAGCTAGTTGCCCAGGGCTACACTTACGCTGAGATTTCCAAGGAAATCGGAGTCAGCCAAGTCTCCGTTTGGGACTACGTCAAAGACGGATTATCGATTTACAAGGAGCGGATCGCCGAGTCGGTCGAGTCACTTGTAGCGATGGAGTGGCAGCGTCTGGAGCAGCAGGAGGCCAAGCTTTGGAAACTGATTCGCAGCGCTGAGGCCGATTCCTTCGATAAAGAGGGTAATCGAGACTACAAGACGATTGCCACGCTTTACGCGCGGGTCCAGTCGCTGAATGCCGACCGCATGAAGCTCATCGAGAAGATTGACCCAGGCGCAGACCTCAGTCTCGACACCCGCGTTTCCCTCGTCGTGGTCAAGAGTCGAGAGCAATTGCCTCGTATCATCGACGCCACAGAATTTGCCCAGCGAGTCCTACACGATGAGCTTTCTACCGAAAGCGCGCAAGAGCCAGAAGCAGACAGTTGAGCGAGTCAAGCTTGCTGACGGTACGATTCAGTGCGTTCACCGCGTCTACGACAAGCAGCTTCGGTTCATCGATTCTCAAGCCTTTATTACGGGGTTTGTAGCGGGTCGAGCAAGCGGCAAGAGTTACACTGGCGCGCTGAAGGTACTGTTTGACGCCCGCGACGGTTGGGAAATCATGGCGGTCTCGCCGACCTACGTTATTGCGCAGGACACCACGTTCCCTACGTTTTGCGAAGCGGCGAGCAGTGTTGGCCGGCTGATTCGGACCAAGCTCAGCCCTTTCCCCCGAGCATTTTTCCGAACCGAGGACGGCGGCCGGGCAGAGATTGCCTTTCGCTCCGGCGAAGACCCAGACAAGCTTCGCGGCCCCTCGAAGCCGATGCTATGGATTGATGAAGCATCGATTGCCCACCAAGACGTGTTTAAGATTGGCGTTGCGACCCTGCGTTATCGCGGAAAAATGGGCCAGTGTTTACTCACGTTTACTCCCAGGGGCCGGCAGCACTGGACGTTTCAGGAATTTTTTACGATGGTGGACGCCGGCGAAGCGGCACGCCTGGGCGGCGAGGGATTGCAGAAATTCGGCGACTCTTGGTACAGGCAGCGCAAGAACACCTGCCTGATTCAGGCTCACTCCAGCGAGAATCCTTTCGTCGCCTCCGAGTACGTTGACCTCATCAGCGGCGTTTACACCTCGGCGATGCGAGAGCAGGAACTAGCGGGCAAGTTCGTCGATGTTGCCGGTTTGATGTTTAGCCGGGAAAACTTCCAGCTAATTGCGCCCCACGAAATCCCCCGAGGCGCAATGCGGGTCCGGTACTGGGACCGGGCCGCCACAGCTGGCGACGGCTGCTACACTGCGGGAGCGTTGCTTTGCATGCCCCACGATGCTCGGCCTTACAAAGTCATCATCGAGGACGTGGTCCGCGGCCAGTGGCATCCAGCCGACCGCGACAAAGTCATGCTCCAAACAGCCCAGCGCGATGCCGAGAAGTACGACGGCGAAGTCATCATCTACATCGAGCAAGAAGGCGGCAGCGGCGGCAAAGAGATTGGGCAGATGGACGTGGCCAAGCTGGCCGGCTTCCCGGTTTTCCTCGACGTGGTCGGAGGGAGCCGCACGCGAAAGCGTGACGGCATCAACCTGCCGGGTCCGGCCAAGGTAGTCAGAGCGATGGGGCTGGCGGCGCAGGTTGAAGCGGGCAACGTGGGAATCTGCAAGGGCGCTTGGAACGAGGCTTACCTAGACGAAGCGACGGCTTTTCCCGAGTCCAGTTACGCCGACCAAGTAGATGCCTGCTCAGGCGCGTTCAATAAACTGGCGATACACTGGCAGGGAGAAGCACAAAGCCCAGAGAGGCTTGAGCCACCCCCGGGCTTTGGCTCGAAGATTCTCGAAATGCAGAGCGTCCTTGCGCTCAATCGAAAAAGGCTCGTCTAGGCCTTTTGGTTTTTCGCTCCGCCTCGGCTTCCAGCAGAAGCCTGACGTAAGCGCTTGTGCTTAAACCTTTCGGCTTCAGTTCGGCGAGCCGGTCCATGATGGACTGCGGCACTCGCAAGCTGAGCATGACCGTCCCTTCAGGGCTGAGCGGCGGCCGTCCTGGGTTAGTCATGCGACACCCCCAGACTGGCCAGCTGCCGAGGCCGAAACTCTCGGCGAAACTTGGCTGACTGCCCGCGAAGCTCATTCACCTCACCCGTAGGATTTAGCCTATAGTTTGGCCAGCTGGCAATCACAACACAATCCAAGTCGTACCACGCCGCAATCAGCCGGTCTCTCCAGTAGGAGCCATACAAGGTCACTGCTTGGTCTTGCCATTCGCAGCAACGCACGCTTTCCAGTTGACTGCTCTTCGGGTCGCCGTCCCAGCCTGCCGGAATTAGAAGGGTTTCCAGCCGTTTAATGGTGATTGCGTCGTTAGACATTGTGCATCCTCTCGTTGATTTGAGCGGCGGAAAGCTGTCCTAAACAGAACAGCGCGTGATGAAACTTTGAGGCAAGAACAAACTCTAAGTTCGTTTGCTCTTCACGCTCGACTGCGTCGATGATTTCGGTTGCGGTCTCAACCAATTCCCGAAGCTCGGCAATCACCCGCTGGCGGTGATAACCGGCCATACTAGAGGGTCTGGTCGCTAAATCTGCTGTCGTCATATCACATCTCCTTGTAAATGGTAAAAATCAAAACCGTAGGCACGAACCTATTTTGCTTAGTCGGATTGCACGAACGCTTCAACGTTAGAGTTCAGCGTCCACACCACGCCCGCCTGCGAGTCGTTTTCAAGCATTTCGCTGACGGATGTGTCGTCATATTCCGCCAAAGCGGTCAAGAAGCGGGCGGCTTCGTCAGCCAACTGCTGAGCAGCCTTGCACTCGGCATCGCTCAAAGGGTTGGCTGCTGGGTCGTTGCAAAGCCCTTCAATTGCTTCGCGGCATTTCTTAAAAGCAGCCAATGTC